TGGATCTACCAGACCAACCTTCGATGTAGTCATGTCTCCTCCTGGTGGACATGGTGCAGATATTTACAGTGAACTTGGTGCATATAATGTTCTTATGTATTCAAGAATTGAGAATGATATTGAAAATCCTGATTTTATATCAGGAAATCAAATAGCAAGAGTTGGACTTGTTGAGAATCCTCAAGCATATGGATCGGCATCTCTTTTGGGATTGGATAAAGCAAGTGCTTTACAGGCATTGAGATTGAGTGGTGCTGGATATAGTAGTGCTACTTTTACCGCAGATTCTTTTGTTACCCAAACTGTTGCAACAGCAACTACTGCTGTAGCACGAGTTGTAAATTATGATCAAACTACTGGGGTATTAAAGTTATGGCAAGATAGGACCATGGCTGGTTTTAATACCGTTGGAACTGCACAAACAGATCCTACTTACGGTTTTGATCAGGTTGATTTTACTGCTTCTCCTTCAACTGGTGGAAATTTAACTATTGTGCCATCTACCGGTTCTAATTTATCGATCAATACTTCCTTTACAGGTATATCTACCGTAATAAATAATAGGACGTACTACCTTGGTCAAACATTTACTAATGGTATAGCGAACCCAGAGGCTAAAAAGTATTCTGGTAATATTATTTACGTTGATAATAGACCTTCTATTACTAGGTCTGCCAATCAAAAAGAAGACATAAAAATCATTTTGCAGTTCTAAGAAATCATGCCACAGCAAACGAATTTAAACGTCGCACCATATTTTGATGATTTTGAAGCGTCTAATGATTTCCATAAGGTTTTATTTAAACCAGGATATCCTGTACAGGCAAGGGAGTTAACTACCCTTCAATCTATACTGCAAAATCAGATTGAGAAGTTTGGTCAGCACTTTTTTAAAGAAGGTGCAAAGGTAATTCCGGGAAATACTGGTTATACTCAACTTTATAGATGCATTCAATTAAATAATACATTTCAAGGAGTACCAGTTGCAGCATATGTAGACCAATTAGTTGGTACAAAAATTACTGGAAAGAATTCTGGAGTAACGGCAGTTGTTGATAAGGTATTATTATCTGAAGATTCTGATAGAGGAAATCTTACACTTTATGTTAGCTATTTAAATTCAAGTACTACAAATAATTCTACAGAAACATTTAGTGATGGGGAAGAAATAAGTTCTAATACTACTGTTACTTCTGGATTACTTGGAAATAGTTCTATATCAGCTGGAGATTCTCTTGCGGTAACTTTCGCAACAAATGCTGCAGCTACTGGATCTGCTTTCCAAATTCAGGATGGTATCTATTTTATTCGTGGAAATTTTGTTAATGTAGGTACTGAAACTCTTATTCTTGATCAATATAACAATAAACCATCTTATCGTGTAGGTTTATTTGTAAATGAAGAAATTATTAATGCGGATCAAGATGAATCTTTAAATGATAATTCACAGGGATATAATAATTTCTCAGCTCCTGGTGCAGATAGACTTAAAATTACTACTAGTTTATTTAAAAAACCTTTAGATGATTTTGATGATAATAGTTTTGTTGAACTTGCAACTATTGATAATGGGGAATTACGTGCTTTAAAGAGAAATACTGAGTATAATTATCTTGCTGATGAACTTGCTCGTAGAACATATGATGAATCTGGAGATTATTATATAAAACCCTTTGATATTAGTGTATTAAATTCACTTAATAATAAGAAAGGAAATAGGGGTGTTTTTAAGGACGGTCAATTTACATATGGAGGAGAAACTGCAAGTGAAGATTTAGCACTTTATAAACTTTCACCAGGTAAGGCATATGTTAGAGGATATGAAATAGAGACTATTTCTCCTACTTTTCTTGATGTAGAAAAACCAAGAACTACTAAGACAGTAAAAGATAATGCTCTTCAGTATAATACTGGTCCTACTTTAAAATTAAACACTGCATATGGTAATCCTACCGTTGGTCTTGGAAATACTTATGTTGTAAGTTTAAGAAGTCAGAGACAAGGTAGTACTCAGACACAAGCAGTAGGTGATGAAATAGGTCTTGCTAGGGTTTATGATTATCGATTAGAATCTGGTTCTTATGATGCTTCTAATGGAGATGTTAATGAATGGGATCTATCTCTATATGATGTACAGATGGTTACAAACCTTACTGTAAATACTGCACAAACTCTTACTGTTCCTACTTATATTAAGGGCCAAAACAGTGGAGCAACAGGATTCCTTAAAGATGCTGTAAGTGCTGGTACTGGAGTTACTGTTTACGATACAACTGGAAGTTTCATTCCAAATGAAAAACTAACTTTCTTAGGATCTCGTGGTAATGATTATGGAAGTGCTACTATTAAATCAATTGATACGAAATCTATTTCGGATGTTCATTCAGTTTATGGATCATTAGATGGTACTATTGGTATTAATACCTTTAATTCCAATGTAATCCAATCAACAAAATTCTCTGTTGGTGTTGCAACTATTACTCCTTATGCAGCTGCTGGTGTTGCCACAGTAACAAGTGCTAATCCAGCTCTTGTAGGACTATCTACTGTTGGAAATTTAATTGCTTATACTGGTGATTCTACAGATCCAGTTTATGGAAGAATTACTGCTGTTGATGGTACAAATAATAATATTACTATTCAAAATGTATTAGCTGTAACTGGAGTCAGTGCTGCTCTTTCGAGTGATCTGGTTGCTGATGGTAGTGGTAATGGACCTACGGTAAGTGATTTAAGAGTACTTCAGACTTCTCTTGATTCTTCTTCTGATAATACTCTCTTTACGGCACTTCCTAAGAGACCGATATCTAATGTCGATCTGACAAGTGCAACTATTACTATCAGAAAAACTTTTGATGTTCAGATTCTCAACAATCAAATAACTGCTGCAACTACACCTACAGCATCTACCAACGAAACTTTCTTACCTTTTGATGAGGAAAGATACTCTTTGGTAAGAGAAAATGGTAATACTGAGGTTTTAACTAGCGATAGAGTTGTAATTAGTACTGCTGGAAATACTTTCCAAGCATATAATTTGGCAGACAATGGAAGTGCTGCGGTTGCAGAAAAAGCAACTCTTGTTGCTACTTTAGAAAAAGCAAAACCAAAGGCAAAAGTAAAGGTACTTAATAAAGTTAATAGTGTTATTATTGACAAGTCAACTTCTAAAGCATCTGGTACAGGTAGTACTACTTTAAATGATGGTTTGACATATGGAAATTATCCATATGGAACAAGGGTGCAAGATGATATTATTTCATTGAATACACCAGATATTATTGAAATACATGGTGTATATGAAGCTTCTGATGCTGATACTGGAAGTACATTATCTGCACCTAAGGTAACTCTTACTGCAATTACAAGTAATTCCACCACAACTGCTGAGTATCTTATTGGTGAAGAAATTACAGGACAAACAAGTGGTGCCGTTGCTATAGTTGCTGAGAAAGTTGCCAATTCAGCAAGTCAAATTGCTTACATTTATAAAAATGAAGAGAGATTTGTAGAAGGTGAAACAATTAAATCTGCAGAATCTAAATTAAATGCACAAATTGTAACTCTTACAACTCCTAGTTTTAATATAGGTTCTGGTTATCAATTTAATACTGGTCAAGAAAAGACAATCTATGATGTTGGTACTATTACACGAAGAAGTGATGCCGATGCACCGAAGAAGAAGTTAAGGGTTTATTTCTCAAATGGATATTATGAAGCAACAGATGATGGGGATATTACAACAGCAAATTCCTATGATAATTTTGATTATGGTACACAAATAAGAACTGTTGATAATATCAGAGATACTGATATTATCGATATTAGACCAAGAACAAGTACAGTTTCTTCTATATCAGAAGGAGATAGATCTCCTTTAGAATTCTATGGAAGATCCTTTGATGCGTCTGGAAATTCTGCTGCAAATATTCTTGCTTCTGATGAATCAATTTTAACAACATTCTCTTATTATCAGGGAAGAATTGATAGAATTTTCTTAACTAAAAATGGAAAATTCCAAGTTAAATATGGTCAACCAGCTGATAGACCAGATCAACCTATTCATGTTGAAGAAGCAATAGAAATTGCTACTGTAAGTCTTCCACCATATCTCTTTGATCCTCAAGATGCTGATCTAAGATTTATGGAATATAAGAGATATCGCATGGCAGATATCCGAAAAATTGATAACAGAGTTAAGAGTCTTGAATATTATACTGCTCTTTCATTACTAGAAACAAATACTGCTAATTTATTTGTTCCTGATGGTGATGGTTTAAACAGATTTAAATCTGGATTCTTTGTAGATAATTTTGGTAGTTTTAGACCACAAGAAGATAGAACTCCTATTAAGAATAGTATTGATCCAAAACAAAAAGAACTTCGTCCAAGACACTATACAAATTCAGTTGATCTGATTTTTGGTCCAGTAGTTGATGTAGATGAGTCTGAGGATAAGAATTTTGCCACTATTGAAGGTACTAATGTAAGAAAAAATAATGATATTATAACTCTCGATTATTCTGAAGTTGAGTATATTAAACAGTCATTTGCTACTAGATCTGAAAGTGTAACTCCTTTCTTAATTAGTTTCTGGCAAGGAAGTATGGAGTTGACTCCTGCATCTGATACTTGGGTTGATACTGTAAGATTGGACGCTAAGATTATTAATGTTGAAGGTAATTATGCTACAACCATGGCCAATATGGCACAGAATGAAGGAATTGATCCACAAACTGGGTTAGGTCCACAGATTTGGGGTTCATGGGAAACTACTTGGACTGGAACTACAATAACTGATATAAGTACCAATAGAGTAGAAATAAATGATATCGGTTACCAAGGTTGGATGGGTCAACCTGGTGGTGGTGTGAGATATGTTTATGGAGAATTGACTGATCAGGTTTGGGAGGAGACAGTCGCCCAGGTGACTGAAACTGGTGTTGAAGCAAGATCAGGAACACAAATGAGTGTTACTGAGGTCTTTGATAATGAGTCTGTTGGTGATCGTGTTGTAAGTAGAGATCTTGTTGCTTACATGAGAGCAAGGAATATTTCTTTCGATGCCAAACGAATGAAACCATTAACTAGAATGTATGGTTTCTTTGATGGTGAAGATGTAAGTAAGTATTGTGTTCCAAAACTTCTTGAAGTTACTATGGATTCTGGAACATTCCAAGTTGGAGAAACTATTATTGGTCAAGTTATCCAGACAGGATTGGGAGTACAGAATACTGATACTACTCCAAGTATTACTTTTAGAGTAGCACAGCAGAACCATAAGGAAGGTCCATATAATACTCCAACTAATGTTTATACTGAGGATCCTTATAATAATCAAGTATTAGGAGCTACTTATTCTTCTACATCAAGTATTGTTAATGTGGATACATATTCACTTTCAGCAGAAGCTCAAGGAGAATGGGTTGGTTGGGTTCAGACTGGTATGACTCTTACTGGAAAATCTAGTGGTGCTCAAGCAACAATACAAGATGTGAGACTTATTTCCGACTTAGCAGCAGATATTCAAGGTAGTCTTTATCTTCCAAATCCAAATAGTCTTAACCATCCTAGATTTGAAACTGGTACTAAAGTCTTTACTCTCGTTAATGATGAAAATAATGATCAAGATAATGCATCTACTATTGGTGAAGAAACATTTACTGCTTCAGGAACTCTTGAAACAGTTCAGGAAAATATTGTTTCTGTCAGAAATGCTAGAGTTGAACAAAAACAATTATTCCAAGAAAATAATGTTAATAGAAATCTAGGAACTCAAACTATAGAGTCTACTTTAGTATCAGAAACTAGTAGAGAAGGTATTATTGGATGGTATGACCCTCTTGCTCAATCTTTCTTAGTTGAAGATGTAACTGGTGTATTTTTAACTAGTTGTGATATCTTCTTTAGATCTAAAGATGATGGAGATGTACCATGCGTCTTCCAGATCAGAAGTATGAAGAATGGATTCCCAACACAACATATTCTTCCTTTCTCTGAGATTGTACTATCACCTGATGATATTACAACTTCTGCTGATGGATCAGTAGCTACCAGTATTGAATTTAAAGCACCTGTTTTCTGTGAACCTGGTCAGGAGTATGCTATTGCATTAGCATCTAACTCTACAAAATATAGTGTATATGTTTCAAGGATTGGTGAGAATGATCTCTTAACACAGACTTATATTTCTAACCAGCCTTATTTGGGATCGCTCTTTAAATCTCAAAACGCATCTACATGGGAACCAAGTCAGTGGGAAGATCTTAAGTTTACTCTCTATAGAGCAGATTTCTTAGAAAATGGAACTGTAGAAACTTACAACCCAGAACTTACAAAAGGTAATAATCAGATTGCCAAGTTACAACCCAATCCTTTAAGTCTAACTTCTAGAAAGCAGAGGTTGGCACTTGATCAGGGAGTTTCGGATGGTGATATAAGATTTGGTAATACAATAACTCAAACAGAATCATTAGCATCTGCTAATTATGTTGGTTCTGCAGGTACTGCAACTGGTGATCTTGGTATATTGAATCCTGGTATTGGATATACTCCTTCTAGTGGTCAGGTTACTTATAGTGGAGTAAATCTCGTAACTATTACTGGTAATGGTCATGGAGCAACTGGTGATATTACTGTTGGTAATGGAGTTATTGTTGCATCTGGTGCAACCATTGCTTCTGGTTCTGCTGGTGGTAGTGGATATATGATTGGAGATGTTGTTGGTATTGATACTCTTGGATCTAGCCCATTCAAGAATATCGGTTCTAATGCAAGATTAACTATTGCGGGTATAGGTAGTACTAGTGAATTGATTGTTGACGGTGTTCAGGGAACATTCCAGACAGGTGCTGGATATACGATGACATTTGCCAATAATGCTGGTATTACAACAGAACTAAACTGGACTTCTGGTGGTGGTGGAGTTCAACTTGATACTGTTGATACTGAGAGTGATGGTTTACATATTACTGTTAATCATAAGAACCATGGTATGTACTTTGATGATAACAAAGTCATTATTTCTCAGACACAATCTGATATTAAACCAACCAAATTAACTACTGCATATGATGTTGGTTCTACAGGAACTATATCGGTTCAAGATGCTTCAGAATTCTCAACCTTTGAACAAGTTGGTGTTGGTACTACTAATGTTGGATTTGTTAAGATTGGAGAAGAAGTCCTTGAGTATACTAATGTTTCTGGTAATACAATTGGTGGAGAAATTACAAGAGGATCTAATCCTGCTTCTTATCCTGTAGGTACTCCAGTTTATAAGTATGAACTTGGTGGAGTTAATTTGAAGAGGATTAATAAAACTCATA